AGAACCCCTCGCCATTAAAGTATTTGTTGTTGGAGAAATTCCAAGATCGATTTCTTCATCTGTATTCAAAGATATTGATACAGATGAAATTTCCAAAGATACAAATTACGTTCATAACAAAAACAAGACGAATAAAAAATTGTGGTTTCTGGTAGGAGTTTATTTTATAACTATATCGGTAATAGTCGTAGAATATATAGTATTCTTTTGTAGCTAAACGTTGATTCCCGTGTCGTTCAAAAAATTATACAAAAGGTTATCGGGATTATGATTTTGTATTTCGCCACACATCATGGTTGCGCTTTCATACATTTTTCTTAGAACGTCGTTTGGTGCACTCGATCCAACTTTTATAAACCCCCTTTTAACCAAAAAACGTCTAACGTCGTCTATGGGTGTTTGTTTCAATAAATGCGATTTTGTCGTTATCTGACTTCTGAGAGTTTTATTTGAAACGAGAACGGAAACAGTCGGAAATCTTTTGGATTTTCCAAGTTTGAATGTTCGACGAACCATCCTACGTTGTTTTGGATATTTCATGCGTTTTGGTTCCTGACTTTGTTTACTATTGATCAAATCCATCGTTTGTCTCAGTTCACTTTTAACAATGGTATTATTTATGGTTTGATTTGAAAGCGACTCTCCGCGTTCAAAATTCACAGGAGAAGGTAAAGTAGAAGGCTGTTGAATTAAATTGCGCTGGGTTATGTTTCGATAGTTGCGATAAGTGGGAAGTTTCCCGTTTTTAAGACAACCATAAGACGGTTGTGGATATTTAGATCTATTCGTCAATTGCATAACCGGCGAAGAATCGATCGACCAATTCTGCAACCCATCCGGCATAATCAAACTAACATTTTCTTCTCCAAGAGTCGGATGATATAATAGCGAGTCAGAAACGTTTTGACTAGAATAATTTCGCAAAGTCTGGTTTTTTGGCGGGGCGTTTTTCTCGGTTTCCTCTGCCAATGTCATAAGATATTTCAACGATTCGTCGAAATCGCTATTAAACGACTCATCCAAGATGTCAGGTTCTTTTATGGCTTTGTCACCTTGTAATAGTTTCTTATAGTTTTTGTCCTGTTGATCTCGAATAAATCGCAAAACGTGGTTCTTTCTAACGGTTTTCGTTTTATCCTTTGGTGTGCGAATTTTTATTCCTAATTTGTCATGACCGTCCGTTTTTTTCTTTCTAGAACCACCGCTCTTGTTGAATTTAAAAAGATCGGGATTTATAGAAATAGTTTTGTTCATCGCTCTAAAATATACCACAAAATAATATGTTAGATAGAACCGAGTAGTTCAAAACGGTAGGTTGCTCGATTTTAATTCTTGGCGTTTTCAAGAATTAAACTAAAAATTGTTCTTTCCAAAAAGCTAACAGAATTTTATAAATATTCTTCTAGAGAAAAAGGGAGGAGTCGCAATTCGAGAAGCGCGGCTTCTCTTAGAATCGTAGGTTCCCTGCTAGTGTAAACGTATCAAGTATAAAGACCATAAATAACAGGTCTTTCATCCTTTTTCTTGGAATTTGCTAAAAGATATTTATATCCAGCATTCAAATCATCGAGACACAAATTTTTACGTGTATCCTCAGATTTTCCATATATACGCCTTCCGTGAGAAATTTTGGTATAGGTAAACAGAAGTTCGATGTCACGCCCGTAATTTTTAAACGACCCCTTTTTAGACTCGAACCATTTTTCCAACCCGTCCGCGTTGTCATATCGCCACTCATTTTCGACAACTTTTTTCAGAAATATCTGCATAAGTTCAGTGGGCGAATATTCTTCGATATTGAATCTCCATATAAATCGCGATTCCAATCCTCGATTGCCTTGGAAAAAGGTGCGATATAGTTCTTCTTCATAACCGGCTATAATAACCATCAAATCTTCTTTGTGATCACTCATGGCTTCACACAGCGTGTCCAAACATTCTTTGGAATAACTATCGTCATTTGCTCCATTTGCCAAAGAATACGCTTCGTCAATGAAAAGGCAGCCTCCCAAGCACTCTGTAACAACTTTTTTCGTCTTAATCGCAGTTTGACCTAAATATCCCGCCACAAGATCACTTCGCGTAACCTTTTTGAAAATCCCGTTTTTGAGAATACCAATCTTGGAATACATCTTCCCCAAAATCTTGGCTGCCTCAGTCTTCCCGGTTCCGGGTGGTCCACAGAGAATCGTGTTTTTAAAATCAGATTCCTTCCCTATGTGTAAATTTTGAATAAAATACAAAAGTTGATCCAATACGGAATTTTTAAAAGAAGACATTCCTATCATCGAATCCAATTCCAATAATTCGGGTTTTATGCAAGTTAACGCTTTGAGATCGATGTTATATTCGAATTTAGAATCATATTCGTTTTCATTCACTATTTTCAAAATATCCTTGAACGAGTTTACCGAAGATTCGATTTGTTTCTTTTCTTTTATGACAATTTCTTGGTTGACGACGGGTTCTTTTTTGGGAAAACCGGGGTCTATTTTATTGGAAATACTCAACAACAATTGGGCAACCTCGTTCTCGGTTATTTCAGGAATTCTAATTTCGTGTTGAGATAACCAATTTTCATATGGATTAGGGGGCTTGCAAAAAATGTCGCTTCCTGAATAGTCTTTTTCGTATAATTTATTACCAATGTAATTGCTTCGAGTTGCGTTAATTACGTTTACTAAATTAGAATACGGTAATTCGGGTTTGCGTTTATGTGAATCCAGATATTCGACGAATTTATCTCTACGTTTTATGGGCATTAATTTCCTATTACTACTTATTTTGTATGATTATATTGTTTTTCGCATATATTATTTTACGCATTTTATAGTGTGGCACGTAAACGACATAAAAATTGAATCACGTAAACATATTAGTAATTTCAGGCAAAATGGACATCAAAATGCGAATGTGTGACGCCGCCGTTTGTCGCGAACCGGTTATCAAGGAAATCGACCCCTTCGTTCCTAAAACTGTTAAAATCAAAAAGACAAAGAAGCATGTGTCACTTGACTCTGTATTGGATGATCACACTCGCACAATAAAGAGTATTATTGAAAAGGAAACGTTTCGAAACCAGTCGGCTATTGACGGAGATGACGTTCTTTCGCATCTGGGGTCGTATATTGAGGAACCATATCATATTATTGAATCGTATTTTCAAGGTCAACATTTGGAGCGTCTAGTTAGACATCAAATCGAATCGTATAATCATTTCATTAATTACCAAGCGCAGCGCACAATTCAAATGTTCAATCCAGTTGTCATTCATTCCGAGAATGACTTTGTGGAGGAACATGGGAAATACTTCTTGGAACTCAACGTTTCGTTTGAGAATTTTAAGTTGTATCCTCCGCAGATTCACGAGAATAATGGGGCGACTAAGATAATGTTTCCGCAGGAAGCAAAGTTACGTAATTTTACGTACGCTTCTACAATGACAGTGGATCTACAAATCCAATATATTGTGAGAAATACGGAACAGATGGATAGCCCGACAGTTATTACTCGAAATTTGCCAAAGATCAATATCGGTAAGATGCCGATTATGCTCAAGTCGTCGATCTGTGTTCTAAACCAGAATCGTCATATTCAGCCGGCGCTTACGGGTGAATGTCCCATGGACTGTGGTGGATATTTCATCGTCAAGGGATCGGAGAAGACAGTTCTTGGACAGGAACGTGCGGCAGAGAATCGCGTATATTGTTTCGACGGAAAAAACACGGCGAAATGGGACTGGATGGCGGAAATCAAGTCCGTTCCCGATTATAAGTGCATTTCCCCGAAGCAGATCGAGATGATGATTTCGAGTAAAAACAACGGCTTTGGACATGGTCTATACATTAATGTGCCGCGCATTAAACAGCCAATTGAGCTTTTCGTCTTGTTTCGTGCACTCGGAGTCATTAGCGATAAGGCTATTTGCGAGTATATTCTTCTGGATATTTCGGACGAAAAGCAGGACGAATTACTGAAGCGTCTTCAGGCATCCACGATTGACGCGAATAAATACATGACCAAAGAGGACGCTCTCCGGCATATTACTTCGGCGGTTGCGTTTACTCCGATCAACATGGATAAAGAAACCGGTCAGCGTAAAAAACAAGAGTTCGCACAAGAAGTTTTGAACACGGATTTGTTCCCCCATTGCTCGACGCTTCCCCAGAAGCTTTATTTGTTGGGTTATATGGCAAAAAAATTGTTGCAAACCAGCCTGGGATGGAACCCTCCGGACGACCGCGATTCGTATCTGAACAAGCGCATTGAGCTCACTGGAACTCTACTAAATAACCTGTTTCGTAATTACTTTAATAAGCTCGTTAAGGAGATGCAGAAACAGGTCGTGCGTGAGATCAACAACGGGTCCTGGAGATCGACAGAGAATTTCGAGAATATTATCAATATGACGAATATTTATAAGATCATGAAGTCAACCACCATTGAGAACGGTATAACACGCGCTCTATCCACCGGTGATTTCAGTATCAAGCAGTCGAATAGTAGCAAGGTTGGTGTAGCTCAGGTGCTCAATCGCCTCACTTACGTAGCGAGTTTAAGTCATTTGCGTCGGATCAATACGCCCTTGGAAAAGAGCGGTGAACTCATTGCTCCCAGAAAGCTACACAACACGACGTGGGGATTCCTTTGTCTATCTGGAGATAGCGAAGTGTTAATGTCCGATCGTATTACCATTAAAAAGATAAAGGATATGAAGGACGGAAATCGTGTGAATACCGTTAACCCGGACATATTGATTGATGAACCGTCTGATATCCATTCGTTCTTTTCAAAGATGCCAGATAAGCTATTTGAATTGACTACAATTAGCGGAAGAAAGATTAAGGCTACATCAAATCATCCGTTTCTTGTTAATGTCAACGGCAACTGTGAATGGAAAAATCTAGAAGAGTTGTCAACGAATGACAAGGTAGTGATTCGTCATTCTGCGAAAAATATTGTAGATAATAACACCACTTTTGTAAATATAAATGACTATGATGTGGCTGAGCACTATAAAATGGAGTTGCTAGAGACAAACATACTTAATAAAAATATCCCAACATATAAATTAAAAATAATTGCTCGTTTAATCGGATCGTTGAACACTGATGGTCATTTGCATGAAACAATTGATGGTGACAAACAATATTACGCGGCGTCGTTTTACGTAGGAGAAGATCAGGATGCATATCAAGTCGCGGATGATATTCGCGCATTAGGATTTGGAAATTCGTCTATTCATCGCAGAATGACAATTTTCGAAGATAAAAAGTCTTCTAGAACAATCAATACAACAACTTGGGAAGTCAGAAAGAGCGGAGCTTTTGCATATTTGCTTTCGCTTATGGGTGGATTTGTTGGAAAGAAAACGAACTCGGCTCGCTCAATTCCAAAATGGTTGATGGATTCAGAATTATCTATAAAACGAGAGTTTCTATCTGCATTTCAAGGGGGAGATGGTTCACGTTTGTCTTATCAAAAGAACGATAAAACGTGGAAGCCTCATATTGGAATTAGCTTTCAAACAACACATAATAAATACTTGGACGACACTGTGAAATATATGTCGCAAATTGTTGATATGTTTCGCGAATTTGGAATTCATTCTAATATTAAGAACAGTCCAATTGAGGATGATAAAACAAAGGTATGTATCGTATTCGAAAACAGTTCGGACAATCTGGCAATATACTCGGATGTCATCAATTATGTTTATTGTGAGGAAAAGAGGAGAGCGTCAGCGCCCATTGTTGAACATCTTAAAATAAAGGAGTTTAATAAGATGAGACGCGATGAAAGTTATCAATACATAATTGATAATCACAAAACAGTATCTGTCACGGAGATGGTTTCTAAAACGAATTTTACAAAAAACCAGGTACAAAAGGTTATCTCGAAAAATAAAAATGGAATTCGTCAAACAACGCGGTTTACAACTGACGTGATATATGAAACTTACTTAAAGGAAAATATCCTTAACAATGGTTGCGTAAGTGTGCCGATTATGTCAATTCGCGAAATTGAACCAGAGATGGTTTACGACTTTACCACCAGAAGTGATAATCATTCCTTTGTAGCATCATCGTTCGTAACTCACAATTGCCCAGCGGAGACTCCTGAGGGACAATCAATTGGTATTGTGAAAAATATTAGTTATATGGCGCATCTGACAATTCCGACAAATAGTTCGTCACTCTACGAATATGTTCTGCCTAACGTAACACGCGTCGACGAAGCGTCTGCGAAAGCCCTTCATGGAAAGGTCAAAGTATTTATCAATGGATCATGGGTTGGGATCACGGAAAACCCGACGGAGCTCTACAAGAGCATGAAAGAGAAAAAGTACGCGGGTATCATTAATATTTATACGTCGATTGTGTTTGATATCAAGATGATGGAAATCCGCATTTGCAACGACGGTGGTCGTCTCACACGCCCTGTGCTCAAGGTGCGCGATGGAAAGGTCTTGCTATCTAAGGATATTATTGACAAACTCGTATCCAACGAACTGGCGTGGAATGATTTGGTAACAAGTTGTCGCTTAGATGACTCCGTGATTGAGTATATTGATCCGGAGGAACAGAATTTAGCGATGATTGCGATGAAAGCCAAGGATAGCTATCTACAGAAACCGGGAACCAAGATTACCTATACTCATTGCGAAATTCATCCCAGCACGATCTTCGGGGTCTTGGCGTCGTGCGTGCCCTATCCTGATCATAATCAGGCACCGAGAAACACTTACCAATGTCTAGACCCGAAAGAGCAGGTTTGGATGGCAGATGGATCAAGAAAGGCGATCGGCGATGTTAAAATCGGAGAAACGGTTATGACATTTCACCCTGAGAGTCTTGAACTCACCGAGACCAAGGTTGTAAATCAATTCGTTCGACCCAACGAATTCCCTGTATATACTGTAAAAACACAAAGCGGGAGAGAAATCACCGCCACCGAAGACCATGAGTTCATGACCAATCGCGGCTGGATGCAGGTTTATTCATTGATTAATTTGATGGATTCGGCGAAGATGGGAATATATGATGAGCAAACTAAATCTTGCATTTTCGAAGGGATCGAATCGATAACTAGACAGCCTGATGGTTTGATTTCAGACATTGAGGTAGAGAGTGAGAACCATTCGTTTATCGCAGCGTCTGGATTCTTGAGCAGTAATTGCGCGATGGGTAAGCAAGCCATGGGCGTTTATGCAACCAACTACGATCAGCGTATGGATAAAACCGCATATGTCCTTACCTATCCTTCTAGACCATTGGTCGATACGCGATTGATGAACTTTATCCATCTCAACAAGATCCCTTCGGGGACACAAATCCACGTAGCGATCATGTCGCATACGGGATATAACCAGGAGGATAGTGTCTTGATTAATAAGGGGTCCATCGATCGCGGGCTGTTCATGACGACGATTTATCATACGGAAAAGGACGAAGATAAAAACATCATCCGCGACGAGATTATTCGATGCAAGCCTGATCCAACAAAGACCAAGGGTATCAAGTTTGGCAATTATTCGAAACTCAATTCTCAGGGCTTCATTCCGGAAAATACGCTTATCGAGAATCGCGACGTAATTATTGCGAAAATCGTGCCGATCAAAGAGAACCGTAATGATCCGACCAAGACCGTAAAATACGAGGATCAAAGCAAGACTTTCCGCACCACCGAGGAAAGTTATATTGATAAGAACTATACTGGGAGAAATGGCGATGGCTATAATTTCGCCAAGGTTAGGACGCGCATTCTGAGAAAGCCGGTCCTGGGCGATAAGTGTAGCTCGCGTCACGGTCAAAAAGGTACGATGGGAAATATAATTCCCGAGTGCGATATGCCTTTCACGAAAGAGGGCATCCGACCTGATATCATTATCAACCCACATGCTATTCCGTCGCGCATGACAATCGGGCAGCTCAAGGAGACGCTACTAGGTAAGGTTCTTTTGGAGTTAGGTCTGTTCGGAGACGGGACGAGTTTCGGAAATCTCGAGGTCAAGACCATCGCCGAAGAGCTACAAAAACTCGGATATGAATCCTACGGAAATGAGGTCATGTATAATGGTCTCACGGGCGAACAACTAGAAGCCAATATATTCTTCGGTCCGGTGTTTTACCAAAGACTCAAGCACATGGTGAACGATAAGCAACATAGTCGATCGATTGGTCCGATGGTGAATCTCACGCGCCAGCCTGCGGAGGGAAGGTCACGTGACGGCGGCTTCCGCGTTGGTGAGATGGAGCGCGACGTGATGATCGCACACGGAATGTCGAGATTCTGTCGCGAGCGTCTGTATGATGCATCGGATAAATACAGCGTTCATGTGTGTAAGCGTTGTGGCATGACTGCATCGTATAATGACGGATCGCAGCGTCGGATGTTTTCGAAGGAGGATTTCACCATACATTTGTGTAAGACATGTAATAATACGACCGAGTTTTCCAAGGTCGAGATTCCGTATGCCTATAAACTTATGTCTCAGGAACTTCAGACAATTAACGTATTGCCGAGAATTATCACAGAGTAAATTTAGCCGACAAATGATAAACCACATAAAAAATAAATATTTTTTATGTACGAAAATCTAAGCGCTTTCAGAGTCGTTATCAGATTCTTCGGAATCTGAATCAGGAATATAAACCGACTGAACGGACGAGTGTTCAAAATCCACGTGTTTGTCGTTAAACGTAACATGATATCCGGTCGCTCCATCCGCACACTTCATTATTTTCCGACCAAACTGGGGGTTATAATCAATAAACCTCTTTATTTTTTCACGCAACAATTCAAAGGATTCACTTCGTTTCGAGGTGTCTGATAGAGAATATTCGTATATCAAATGCAACCGTAAATAGGGTCGCATAATATCCACCAAACGGTCTTTCGGAAAATCAATATGAATGCGCAGACGTCTTGGTTGATTCAATACTTTGATCATAAATTTTGTTTCTTCATAAAGAGTTTCGGCGGGAGATTTTTTCACATAATCTTCAATATAAATATCGCGAATAAGCGCCTCGTGATTATAAACAAACCGCCTCAGATCAAACGATTCTTGGAAAAAGGCATTTAGTAAGACCGGCATTTTATAATCCGAGTGTCGAATTTGATAGTAGATTTCGTACATGGTGCCGACGGAAAACTTCATATTCGTATATGGATTTTTCGGGAAAATAGGATCAGCAAAGTGATAACACGAATTAGTTAGAGAACTATGCACGATATTAATAAGATCGGATAATTTAAATAAATACTTGGCTCCATTTTGATGAATCATAATTGAGCGCGTCTTTGCCTGATCGATTGGTCTCATATACATATCAGAATATACCTGCAATTTCGCGCGCCGAATCTTAAAAATTCTTGCGAGGTGGGAAAATGCCCAATAAGTGCGCTGTGATTTACAGAATAGTTCCAAGGCGTTAGCTTTATAATTATCCAATAAGAACATATTACCGAGAATCTTGGAAAAGTGCAGATATTTTTCACAAATCCAATCTTCGAGATCATCGTCGTTAGAAACACCGCAATAAGCTTCATCTATGAAAAAATAAAACAAGTATATCGCCTGCGTGTAATTCTGAATAATTTCTCGTTCTTCGTTTATGACATGGTGCCAAAAGTCAAACCTACCGATTTTATCGCGCGAGGGATATATGACAACCTTGGAATTCATGTGTTTTTGTAATATTGCAAAAAAGGTTTTCATGTCGGTTAATAAATTATCCGGGAGATATTTTTATATTTATATCAGATATACAAATTTTTTAGTCATAACGTCTACATAATGTCAATACAAGAAACCGTCGAAATAAACGATATAAGAACTCCCGCGCAATTCAAAGGAATCTCATTTTCTAAATACAAAAAAACCGACGTTAGAACACAAATGGTGGAAGCAATGCTCAAAGGAAAAATCGAGCCGGCGTGTTATTGGTCAGCACAACTTATATGCGCGGGTCACTTTATGGAAGTTTGGGAAAATGTATTGTACTACATGGCAAAGTATATCCATTTAGGAAATCCAAAGATGGCAATCTATTTGGAGATGCGCTATGAGATATTCAGGAACATAGTTTCGCAAGGTCATTTTATAAATGAAATAGAACTCCGCAATAACGATAAAATACGCAAACTATTCGCTGAAATAATATGCGTTTTGGCGACATCTCCAAAGAAGCCCAGCTTCGAAGCAGTAAAAATAAATAAAGAAGAAGAATTCGACATGACGCAAATGACGGATCGATTGAAAGCGCCCAGTATTTCATTCGCCGAGCCGATATTTCAAAAAGGTGACCCGAAGGAGTTATTCATTGCCATTAATGAACTTGCACACTGCGTATCGTCGTCCGCGCCAAATATGATGGCAGCGTGTTATTGGATAGAGTGGGTAATGGAATTCGATAATATATGCAAAAAACGTAAAACTCCTTGTTATTGCGAAAAGCGCACGCAGTATCATGTGGAAACAAAATTTACGCGGGATATTATATGGCTGGTGTGGGAAACCCTTTTACATTATTGCGCGGAACGAAAAAATCAACTCGTCGAGAAGACCATGGGCGCGTTATTGCGATTATTTTGTATTAAATATACAACAGCTTCCTGTAAGAAACGCCGATATTTGTTGTATTACGCGGCGGGATTGCTCACTGAAACAGTTTCTTCAAACGTGGAAATAATAGGGGATAAAACGATTTTGCAGAATGTCATTGAAAAAATAAACGAAATTTACAAACAGATAAAAAAAAACGAAGAGGCTCCCAAAACCGAGTATTTATTTCGAGGTCTAGAAAAACAAAAAACCTTGGAAAAATCAATATTGCAAATGGAGATGATGAATAAACACGATATACTGAATACACACCGATAAATCAATTAAAAGGCAAACCTCCTAATGAGGTTTGTCCTACTTCAAGAGTGTAAATAACAAATAACATTATCTAAGCCAACATAATTTTATTACCACAAAAGTTAACCGCATAAGCGATCATTCTTTCGTGTGCATGCTCGATCATGCCGTCGCGCAATTTCTGAACCGGGCTATTTATGCGAATTGCGTCAAACAGGTTTCTGGCTAAATTCTCGCGATTTTTCAAATAATAATTACACAACGCCGACGGATTTTTGATATTGTTAACATTTGCGTAATACGCAAAATAGAACCAATTATAATCGAAGGTATATTCTGTATTCAATGTCTGACAAATCTTCAACAAATCTTTTTGCATATAAACACGTTTTATTATATCAAATCTTATCCAGAACATAGACCCTGCAGGAAACGGAATATTTGAATCTTTTCCCGATAGACCAAATTCATCCAACAGTGTGTTCAAATGATTTTTGTTCCTCGTAAACTCAGTAAAATCATCGGTTTGAAATGATCGAATTGAAGATACACATCCTATTTCGGGATCCCGATCGAGCGTTTTCAATATTTCTATAATTTTGTCTCTGGAAGACATTATACTGTCTAATACGTTAAACCGTTTTACGTCATCAGTCTTTGTGTGGATTTTCAGAACGTAGTCATATTCAATATTTTTATCTTTTATTATGTTCAAAATATGGTAGAAACTACCTATATCAAACCCGTAATTTTCAGAAACAATAATATTTGCTTCGGGAAAATATACGTTTAACCTCATAAGATTATCAGACGTTATTCCTTTGACTAAATTAAACACTACGTCGACGTTATAATTATTTCTTACACTTTGAACAAATGAAATATAGTGCCGCATTTTTTCGAATACATCAAAGTTACCAATATGACATATTACTAACAAACTCTTTTTATCGGAATCAATTGTGGCTGAAAAATCTCGTTTTAATTCATGTTCAATAGAAAGTTTATAAATATTTGAGGTCTCCCAAATCAAGCTATAGTGCATAGCATTCTGATAAGCCAGTTGTTCTTTGCGATAATCGAGATAAATCTCCAACGCGGGTTTATTGTTATAATTGATCTGCATTTGATTTTCACTAAAAAATGCGTCTACATCTTGGAGGACATCGTCCTTGGTTTTATTTTTGAAATAAATCGACCCGAGTAAGCCCGGACCGGTTGGGTATAGCGCGTTAAATCCACAATATCTAGTTGATACGTTTTCAACTATTTGTTTGATGCATTTTGACATGATATCATTGTAAGGTTTTGTTACAATTAAAGCTGTATATAACCCAACCGCGTTTCGTTCCCATTCTATATTTTTGCGTTCTAGAACAAAATGTTCTTTTTTGCATAATTCCATTAATTTGAATCCGTTTACGCAATTGTATTTTATATCAATGTAAATTCCTCCATTCTTATGGAGAACGCAATATCGCCAAAGATCTGATTTATAAGAAGAAGGGATCAAAGAATCGTACGCATTTAACACCGATTTATCGAAATATCTCTTAATGAAATTGCGGCATTCAGTTTCGTCAAATAAAGAAAATTCCAACTCTGGATTGTTTCGCACGAGTGAATAATAGTTCTCCTCCATTTTCGGTGGGAGAGACTTTGTGTGCCAACATGTATATACTTTTAATGGAATATTTTCTGACTTAATATCAGGCGGCAATATGGAGGGGGCGTTTGTTTCTAGAATATTATGTAGTTCAAAAATATTCATGTGCGAGACTGATTTAAATTGATCTTTTTTTTTGATAGTTTCTACCGATTGTCTTGTTCTATTATAATTCTCCAAATATTGACTAATGTAACTATCTACTGCTAAATGTTGACCCTTTTCGTATTTCTTTGATTCATCTAAATTAATGTCCTTAAATTTGAAAACTTTTACGTCGGCATTTGAAGAATTATATAAAACGTTTGAATCGCGCGTAATAGTAATATTTGGATCATTTGAATCGATAGGTGGTTTTTTGTTAATCACTGGATTTATTGTTGATTTCATTTGGTTATTGTCGTGGAACATTCGGCAAAGGAGATTTAACTGGGATGATAGTATTTTCGAGAAAGGGTGAGAAAGCCCAGTGTAATTTTCAACGTGATTTGAAACGTCGAATCCTGTTAACATAGAGCTGACATAAGAGCGTCTTTTCATAGAATTTCGGAAATTCTTTAAATTTTGTTGATTTCCGATTTCTTCATAAAAATCTTTCCCAGATTCAGTTTTTTGCAAAAAGGACTTGTAATTGTTATATTTAAGAATAGCATTATTCAATAAACCAACCTGAGCTAGATCTGAACTATTATTATTTATTTTTTCTAAGCAATTAGAATTTGTAAAATCGAACGCTCGGTTAGGAAACCGCGGTGTGCCATTATTTTTAATAAACAAAGTGCTTTTATCCAAGTTCAATTCATTATTGCTGATATGGTTTTGAAAAACGTGGCGTTTGGTGTTTCTGTTCCCTTTCTTCAATAAATCGACCGACGCGAAATTCGGTGCGAAATTGGTTTGTGCAAGGTTTTGAAAAACGTGGCGTTTGGTGTTTCTGTTCCCTTTCTTCAATAAATCGACCGGTGCGAAATCTCCATCGCAATTGGTTTGAAAACTATTTTTTTTAACAGATAATATAGTAGGATAACCCGCGGTTTTTTTGCTTATATTCGCAAACGACATTACAGCGTAACTGGTTGATTTGACCGCGTCGATTATATCACATGAAACCATTAGATGAGGTGGAGAGACGTGATCTGCGGCAAATCGTGGCATTATCGAAAATTGCGCATTCTTGTAATCAAGAAAATTGTTAGGTAACTTTTTGTAAGCAAATTGCAATTCTCTCGATAAGTTATCAAAGAGTCCGACCGATTCTATTTCCGAAGGCAACGGAATACTGCCATATGATCCGCGATTATTTACCATTTTCAACATTTCTAATGTATCGGTGAAAGAAATCGCTTCAGTGGTAAGATCTCCAACCCTTGGAAATTTCAAAGCGTAAGATTTTTCTCTATATTTTTTAGGTGACAATATTGCGTAAATTCCACCATAGATATCCATTGCGTTTCTAATATTGAAATTTCCCGATAATGTTTTTGTCATACCCATCTTAGAGACAACGTCAAACCCGCTCATCATATTATAGGGCATTTGGTATGTTGGTTCTGCCGCTTCTTCATCGTCACTATCTTCATATTCTATTGTATCGGAATAGCCGCGAAACAATTTATCTTGGTCTAACCGTTTCAACTGTCTAGATTTTTGGAAGAAATCAGAATCTCCCTCTACATTGAATTCTTCTACAAACAAAAAATGATCGATGCAGGTTATACATTCGTTATCGCAATGTTGATCTTCTTCCGTAAAATCGTCTTCTTTACTAGGAGGTGGGTTTGTTAATATATATGTTGCTGAATGTGGCTTTCCTGAAAACGTAAGAATTTCGCGCGTCAAAGAAAAATTTTGAAACGTGGTATGCATTCCATTTAGGACCGGGTTGATACTATTATTATTTAGTCGAGGTCTTATTTTTAATGTATTCATTTTTATATAACTATACATCTATTAAATATTAAAAATATTCAATAGTTAACATGCACTGTTGCCGTTGCATGTTAACTAAAAACGCAAATGAATTTACGCATTCAGTGATTTAAAAGAATGATCCAAACGATCCACCGAGAACACTATTTGCCGCCATAGGACCCATCATGGAACCCATGTCACCTCCTCCGGATTGATTGCCGCGCATCATTTGATCATACGTTCCGGTAGACGATTTTGTGGTAGCCACTGGCGCGGGGGGGAACATATCGGATTGTGTCAATGAATGGTCCAAGAAATCAGCTTGGCTCGCGTTATGAGTAGATCCCGTTCTGGATTGTTTTTGGTTTGCTTTTTCCTGCGGACCATTCCATAATTCAGACAACCGATCTACAAGAATATTGACCTTAATACCAAGTTTAGTTTGTATGCTTAACACAATGATCAAAAATGCCAAAATTACATTAGTTAGTGTCAAGTTCTCGTATTTAAAGCCGCTATACGTGGGAATGTAACTAATAATTCGATGAATAACGATGATTCCGCAAAACATTACGATGAGTTGTATGAAAATTTCGACTAAAAGTTCAAGTGTAGATTTTTCCGTATCAGCCTCGGGAATAAACCGCTGTATCAATTTATTCAAAACCACGATTGGAATAACGCCTAAACAAGCGTATTGAACAACATTAAAAACCTCGGCTTTGCCCTCTTCGTTCGTGGAAAATACGTGCGAGAAAAAAGATTTTCTGTGAACGTCTTTTGCTTCTTGTAAAATGTCCATCTTTAGTATATACGTTTCGTTAGAAAATTATATCATCCTTTATATATCAGGCATGTCAAATATAAATAAAATCACCCCCAAAACTATACCAATTGATGGACCGAGTTATGATGCGAGATTGGTTTCCACGGCAACTGTATATGATAAAAAAAAATATGAAGAACTGGGACTAGTTTCGGGGTCAGCGACGCAAGGCATTTCACTAACCAAAACCTTTTTTTCCGGATTGAGAGCATTAGTGGGGTCGCGTGTAACAAACGTCGAAGATTTATTTACAAGAGGATTCGATTTCGCAATTGAACATATGTTTAGAAACGCCTCTATTGCTCACCCCAATTGGAAAAAAATAATGGGATTATGCTTTTCGATGACGGCATTGAATCCAGAATCCATTTCCGTGATGGTTAATGGTACCGCTATTGGATTAAAACAGCGCGGTGGAGTTAGAAAAAAAGGACAGACAAAGAAACGAGGAAAAAAAGGGAAAAGAAAATCTATTCGTTTATAATTATTTAGAGATATCCATAATTATATTATAATAGCAATGAGCAATTCCGCTACGTCTTCCGCGAAAAGAAGAAGAGCCGCGCCGTTTTTGTCATCGCCTACATTTCAGCCTAATTTTGCCGCTGAACAAGCAAGACCTCAAGTGCAACCGCAACAATCGAACGCGCAAATTAATCCTAATCCTGAACAGAAAATGTTAACATTACAGCAGGTAATATCGTTAGTTGACTCTAGAATAACGAATCTGGAAAAAAATATAATCGAAATAAAATCAGAACCGCGAGACGTTAACAATGTCAACACATCTTCCGATTTGGAAGAGAGTGATATTAAGCCTTTAGTGGAGACTATTACGTTTGAATTCTTAAGCGAATTTAATGAGAGATATGAAATTTTAGCAGCCGAAATATTGGAATTAAAAAATATTGTAATAAGTCTACAGTCTTACACGATGAATGTAAATAAAGTATTATTAGAAGATAGAATGAAATCAATGGCATTCTCGCTCACGGAATCTAGCGTAACCGACGACAAATTGTCCGAAACTTTTGCGGGAGAATTGGACAATTCGGATTCCCAGGGTG